GATAGACCGCCAGCCGTACACCCATGCTCCGGCTGTCCACGCCGTTGAAAACGAAGTATGGCAAGCGCTCACCTCCTTACGCGCCCACGCCCGTCCTGTAAGAACGGTAGTTGTCCGCGATGCCGTTGATGATGCCGTCAATGCCGGCGGTCCGGCCCGCGTTGTAGCTGCCGATGTTGATGCTGTTGTATGTGGTGGATGTGGAGGAACTGCCGCCGGTGCCGCCCACGCCGCGCCCGGTGATCCGCGCCGCAGCGGACACATTGGTCATGACGCCAACCATCGGCACAAGGATGGGCGAAGAATTGGCTTCTTCCTGCGCGGCCGCGATGGTCATCTCAATCCAGCTGGTGTCCGGCTGTTCAATCTTCCCGGAGATCGGATGCTCGTCGAACCATTGCGTGACAATGCTCTCGTACTGCATCAGGTCCGGATAGAGGCTCTGCTGCTGGTCTGCTGTCAGCGTGTTCCAGTTCTTCAGCGCATCCTGAAGATATACCGGCATCTGCTTGATCAGTTCCTCGGAAGACTGGTTCGCGGCTTCTCCCATGGCCTCGCCGATCTTCTCACCGGCTTCCTCCGCGGCCTGTTCCGTCTCGCCGCCTTCTACCACAGGCACAACGCCAGCGCCCTCCATGGACTCCGCCATGCCTTCCGCGGCGGCCTCGCCGGCCTTGGTGCCGTAGTTCTTCCACTCGTCTTTCTCAAAGGCCTTGTCCGCGTCGTCCGTGATGCCCTGCCGGATCAGGAAGGACGCCAGCGTGCTGCCCGCGTACTCGCCGTTGACGCCCGTGAACAGGCCGCCTTTTACACCGTTCTGGAATGCCGCCCAGACAGCCTCCATGGCGTCAACGCCCTGCGCGTTGGTCTCCAGCAGGCCGGGCGCAACCGGAGCCGTTGCTCCGTTCAAAGCCGCATGAGGAAGAGCACCGGAGCCGACGGCTACCCATGTGGCCAGACCGTCCAGCGGGCCCGGCTCCACCTTTGCGCCGCTGCCGCCAAGCAGGGCCGCCATGGCTTCCTTGTACAGCCCTTCGCCCTTCTCTTTCGCGCTGCCGCCGGTGTACACGTTCCCGTTTTCGTGACTGCGGAACCATTCCACAGGATCAGCGCCGTCCGGGAACGCATTCGGGAAAACCCGGCTCAGGAACTCGCTGCCCAGCGCTTCCGCCGCTTCCACCGCGTCGGCGCCGCTCTCAATGCCGCCGAAGGCTGCGACAATCTTGTACAGGTCGTTGATCCGCTGGATGTCCGCGTCTGACATGCCGTTGGCTTTGCCGACGCCCTCCATGACAAGGTTGAGCATGTTGGCGCGTGTGGTCTCAGCGTCCTGAACAGCTTTTTCGTAATTCCCTTTTGCTTCCTTGAAGTTGGCTTCAGCTGCTTTGTATTTTGCGGAGCCTTCTTCCTCAGACGCCATTGCGGCCTCATAGGCCGTATTGGCCGCGGCATAGGCTTCCTCAGCATTCAGCAGAGATTGGTTGTACTCGAACTCGATGTAATCCAGCGCAAGGCCCTGAGAGTGCTCTGTGCCGTGCCCGTTGATGGTGGTCTGGTAGGCGTTCTTCATCTCCTGATAGCCCGCGCCGGACAGCACCGCCACGCGCTTCTGCAGCAGCTCCACCTTTGTCAGCAGGTTCTCAACGTTCTCGATTTCTTCGGCCGTTGCGCTGCGCCCGTTCTTGTAGATGGATTGCATCGCCAGCAGCAGTTCGCTCTTTGTGCTTTCCAGTTCGCCCAGCGTTGTCTGCAGGTCCGTGGTGTCGCCGGTCAGCGTTGCCAGCCGTTCCTCCGCGGCCGTGATGGTCGGATCAACGGTCTGCTCCACCCATTCTTCCAGCGTTTTGTACTCCTGCTCCACCAGCTGGTTGGCGGAATCTCCCGCGCCTTCGCCCGGCAGGAAAGACTTCAGCAGTCGCCGCCCGACCACATACGTGGTGGTGATCTGCGCCGTCAGCTCGACCGTCTTGTCTGCATTCTTAATGCCTTCATTGATCGCCGCCGTGATCCGCCCGGTGGAGGCTGCATCCGGCGACAGCCTGATCTGCCTGAGCCGTGTCGCAAGAGCCTGCGCCTGCCGCTGCATCTGATCATTGCCAACCGCAAAGCCGATGCCGGCCACGGCCGCAGCTACCAGCGCAATGCCGCCCGCCGTGCCGGCAATGGCGCCCAAACCGGAAGCCATTGCGCCGCCGGAAGCCAAAGACGCCCCGGCTGTGCCCGCTGCCGCGCCGCTGCCGGTGATCCCGCCCGCGATGGACATGATATTCGCGGCCAGCGTCGAGACTTTAGTGACGGCCTCCGCACCGACAAACACGGCCAGCGCAAGTCCGACATTATCCAGCACGTTCTGGATTGTCTGCTGCGCGTTCTCCGCGTTTGTAGGCAGGTCTTCAAAGAACTTGTAGATCGCGCCATCCTCGCCGAAGTAGTCCGTTGCCAGTCCGGAGATGGTTTCGGCAATCATCGTCAGCGTCTGCTGGCCTTCCTCGCTCTCAAGGAACTCGTTGAACTTCCCGGCGCACTTGCCGATGTTATCCGCCAGCGTGCTGAAGGCCGGAGACACAGCCGAAGCCGCTCTCCTGCTGGCCGCGTCAAGCGTCGCCTGCAGCCGCTGATAGCTGTCATTGAAGTCCGTCAGTTTCCCGACTTCCTGTTCTGACAGCACCAGCCCCAGCTTCTTGGCTTCCTCAACGTAGCTTTCCCAGGTGTCCCGCCCGGCCGCAATCAGCGGATTCAGCTCCTGCGCGGACCGGCCGAACAGCGTCATGGCGATGGAGTCCCGCTCCGTCGCGTTTTCGATCTGGCCCAGCGCCGTGATCGCGTCCCAGAAGACCAGCTGCGAATCGCGCAGCCCGCCGGTGCTGTCCCGGATGTTGACGCCCAGCGTCTTCCACGCGGCCGCCACGTCCTTGGAGGAGCTCGACATGTTCCGCGTCATGCGGACCATGCTCTGCTGGATCGTACTGACCTCGGTGTCCACGAAGCGCGCCGCGTAGCTCCACGTCTGCAGATCGGTGGTGTTGATGCCCGTCTGCAGGCTGGTGGTCTGCAGTTCGTCCGCCCATTCGGATTGTCCGACCTGCCAGTCCCAAACCGCCTTGGCCGCGTTCAGGGCCGCCTTGGCGATGTTGTCAAGCGTCCGGCTTACGCCCTCAAGGCCCTGCCGGAGATTGGTCAGGTTGATGCCCTTGCCGATGTTCGCCAGTCCGTTGGACAGCTCGCCCGCCTTGCCGGAGGCTTCCTCCGCGGCCGCGCCCATGTCCCGGATGGCCTGCCCGTTCTTGTCAAGGCCGCGGCTGTTGTTGTCCAGGTCGTGCTGCATGTTGACCAGGGCTGTCCGTGCGCGGGTCAGCTTCTGCTGCCATTGATCCGCTTCCTTGGAGCCCTCGCCGTGCTGCTTGACCATGGTGGCCAGCGCGCCTTCCATGGCCCTGACCACTTCCTCCTGCTGCGCAATCTGCTGCGTCAGCAGCTCGCCGCGGGAACGCATATATTCCTGCGCGTCCCCGGTCGCCCGGAAGGAGGCGTCCGCGAGGCGCATCTGACTGCCAAGCTGAGATACAGCACGCGCCGCGCTGTCCAGATCGCTCTTGAATTTTTGCGCGCCGTCCAGCTCGATGGTCGTGCTGATCTTGCGTGTCGCCATTAGTCTGCTTCACCTCCGCCCCTGTGGATTCCGTGCTGTTCGTCGTCGTATCTCTGCCGCATGATGTACAGATCGCAGACAAGCCCCGGCGCCAGCGTGTGCATCTCGCTGAAGCGGAGCCCGGCAATCAGCCCGTAGGAGCAGACTGTGCGCCAGGTCAGCCGCCCCGCTGCTCTTTTTTTTCGATCTCCTGAAGGGTGACATCCACTTCAGCCTCAGGATCAGGCTCGCTGGTCTCCATGCTGAAGCCGTTGTTGACGGCGACAATCACAGCGCTGTACAGGCTGTTGAACATGGCCGGCTTGATCTTCCGCTTCAGCTCCTCCACGGGAACCGCGCGGAAGCATTCGTCCATTTCGCGCCCGGCCTTTTTGGCCGCGTCCTGTTCCGCCCGCTCGGCGCCGCCGGTCAGGATCGCCGCCACGGCGCACAGCGTCCGCACGCGGTTCTTGCTCTTGACGCTCAGCTCCTCCAGCAGCTTGCCGATCATGCAGACGTTTTCCTCGATCTCGGCGAAGGCGTCCATATCCAGCTCGAAATACAGCGTCAGGCCGCCCGCCTTGAATGATGCCTCTCTCATGATGTTTCCTCCTCTGGCCTCTCAACCCGCCTTGAGAGGCAATGCCCCGCGCCCCTTGCGGACGCTCACCAAACAGAATCAGGTGGTGGCGCCGCCGCTGGTACTCGTGATGTTGGCGAAGCCCTTCAGCCAGGCCAGCGCCGCGGCATAGGTGGTGAACTCCTTGTGCTTCCGCCAGCGCAGCTTGCCGGAGTTGTCGATGGTCACGCCGGCGATGTCGCCGACGATTTCCGGGTGCTGCCACTCGATGTTCTGGCCCTTCGTGTTGGTGCTCTCAGAGTTCACGGCGAACTTCACCTTGTGGATCCAATGCGCGATGTAGACCAGCACGCCCGCGCGCATATGCACCTTGATATAGCCGAAGCCCACGTCCGGGCCGCTCGCGCCATTCTCCTCGTAGTAGGCGGCCGTGTCGCTGCCGACGGCCTCGTCGCCCAGCACCAGCACGCGGGCCTCGTCGGTCAGGTCATTCAGGCCGTAGGTCAGCTGGCCGGAAGTGATGCTGTTGTCGCTCTCATCCAGCGCGTCATCCGCATAGGCCTGATTGGTGTTCCGGGTCCAGGTCAGGTTGGCCGTCATGGCCTTGCCGATCACAGCGCCGGTGCCGTAGGTGATGGCGCTGCCCTCGGTGTAGGCCGTGATCGGCGCAACAATGGCAGTTCTCAGACCGATCTTCATGTTGTCATGCTCCTTTCACGCAAAAACGGCGGAGATTGCTCAGCCGCCGCTTCCGATGTACTGATTAAAGATTTCCTCCATGGCCGCCGTCGCCGCAGGCTCAGCGATTTCCTCCGCCTGATCCACCCAATGGGAACCGGGGATCCGCTTCGTCCCGTAGTGCAGGATGAAGGCCTTCTCCGCGTTTCTGACGCCGTGATCCGATCCGTCCGGATAGACCTCGGAAGACATCGCAGAACCGCCCTTCCGGTGCCCTTTGACGGAACCACGCATCGCGCCGGTCCTGACAGGTGACACCTGCTGCCACGCGGCAATGACTTCCGCCTCGCCCGCGTCAAGCATGTCCTTGGCTACCTGATCGCATGAACCGATCAGCCCGGCGATGCTGGCCATCATGTCATCCAGCCCTGACAGGTTGAGTCCCATGCGCTCACCCCCTCAGGCCACGTCGCATTCATAGATATGGTGAATGTACCCATCCTCCACAGGATCCACAAGGTATTCCACGGCAATCTCGTCGCTGGATTCCAGCGCCTGAAGAATCGCGGCTGCGGTGCTGTCGTTTTCTGTCCGGGTGAAACGATCTACATACACTCGCCAGCCGCCGGCCCAGCGGCCGTCCGCCGAAGGGCCTATGCGCCGGGTCTCGCGCCAGATGGTGTAGTCCCCGTCGAGACGGTTGTCAGCCTCGTACCTGGTCGCCGCCGGATCGGCTGTCAGGAGCAGCGCGCGAAACTGTTGGAGTGTCATACGCCGCTCACCTCCAGGCTCAAATCGCTGATAGGCTGACTGTTGTCATCGTCCGTGCCGTGGAATGCCCGCACCACTCGATAGATCACGGCGGCTTCCGGAATCTCGCTGCATTGCTGCAGAACAACCACATCCTGATTGACCACGTTTCGGGCCTGATGGATGCGGATGCGGTTGTCAATCCGGGTCTCGTCCCTGTGCTCTGTCGGATCGGATTGGACCGTGGAGAAGCTCAATTCCCGATACCAGGATTGAGCAATCGGCGCCCAGGAGTAGGCCGGCTTTCCGCCGGGCTCCTGAGTCGCCGTGCGCCGGAAAACGGTGCAGATTCCCGTGTCAAGAATCATTCGCGCCCGCCTCCCTCAGCCAGCGCTCGCGCCGCCGCAGCCGGAGCCACGGCGGCATACCCGCAGCGCTGTCCCTGTTGGAGTACTGCCAGACGGCCACGTCGACCACCAGCATGGTATCCTCGACCGTGTCCGTCAGCTCGATCCCGTTTCCGGTCAGTTCCTGCGCCGCGGCATCCAGCCTCGCCTGGAAGTAGGAGTCAAGGCTGGTGTCGCCGGGCAGGCGGTTCAGGCGCGTGCGCATCAGCCCAAGCGCCGCCTCAGCGTTATAGCTCATTACGCCGCGCTCCTTTCAAAGATCAGGTCTTCGGCACAGAGGCGACAACGCCGGCGCTGACCACACGGCCAGCCGCATCCAGCTCGACCACGCTGATCTTCTTGCCGGC